AAGTCGACCTAGGCGGACCGACACCCCAGAATGCGAAGCCAGATGATGACTCGCATAAGATCGATGCTACTAAGGCAGCTAAGAGCGCAACCGCTCCTACGACAAAGCCTTCAGCTGCTTCGGCCGACACTCAACTAAAAATGAGAGAAGAAGAGGAAGTCGAAGGTACTGTTGTATCTGAATACAAAGTTAATGCCAAAGAAGACATTGATGCTTTGTTTGCCGATGACCAAAACATCTCCGAAGAATTCAAATCTAAAGTTACTACAATTTTCGAAGCACGTGTCATTGACCGTATTCAACAAATTGAAGAACAAACAGAAGCTAAGTATGCTGGTATGCTTGAAGAAGCTATCGAAACAGTGCGTACTCAGTTAGAAGAAAAAGTGGATGACTATGTTAACTACGTAGTTGAACAGTGGCTAGAAGAAAACGCAATCGCTATTGAATCCGGTTTGCGTGCTGAATTAGCCGAAGACTTTATTTCTGGTCTACACAAATTGTTTGCCGAAAACTACATCAATGTACCTGAAGACAAGGTAGAATTGGTTGATGAGTTGGCAACTAAAGTGGAACAGTTAGAGTCCAAATTAAATGAAGAAATTGAAAAGAGCATCGGTTACAAGAAGTCTTTAATCGAAGCCACAAAACAAGAAGTTACCCGTTCTGTTTGCGAAGGCCTAACAGAAACTCAAGTTGAAAAAATCAAATCGCTTGCAGAGAGCGTTGAATTCTCCACAGAGGAAGAATACCAAAACAAACTTGAGACAATCCGTGAAAACTACTTCCCATCTGGTGTTAAAAAGGCAGACGAAGAGCAACTACACGAACAGGTATCTGCAGAAGACGCAGGCGAAACTAAGAAACAAGTAAGCGCCGACCCATATGTGTCATCTGTTGCTAACGCTATTTCTAAAACCAAACTATAAATTAATCAAGGAGATTAAATATGTTACTTTCTGAACAACTTCAGACTAAATGGGCAACGGTCATTGACCACCCAGAACTACCAAAAATTACTGACCCATACCGCAAGGCTGTGACTGCTGTTATTCTTGAGAATCAAGCTCAAGAAATGCAGAAGCAATCTGGTATGATGATGGAAACTGCACCAACCAATTCTTTGGGTGGCACAGGTTATTCCGGTGGTTCTACTGCAACAGGCCCTGTTGCCGGTTTCGATCCAATCCTAATCAGCTTGGTTCGCCGTTCTTTGCCTAACCTTATCGCTTATGATATCGCTGGCGTTCAACCAATGACAGGCCCAACAGGCTTGATCTTTGCAATGCGTTCTACTTACGGTACTAACCGTGATATGAATAACAGTGCTATCGAAGCTTTCTACAATGAAGCCAACACTGGTTTCTCTGGTGATAAAGCTACACAAACAGCTATTTCTATGGCTGCTAATACTGCTTTGGGTAACCAAAACGTTTTTGCTTCTACAGTTACAACTGGCGGTGCAATGGCAACTTCTGTTGCTGAAGATTTGACATTCAATGAAATGGGCTTCTCAATTGAGAAAGTTTCTGTTACTGCAAAGTCACGTGCTTTGAAGGCAGAGTACTCAATGGAATTGGCACAAGACTTGAAGGCAGTTCATGGTCTAGACGCAGAAACAGAATTGGCAAACATCTTGTCAACTGAAATTCTTGCTGAAATTAACCGTGAAGTTATCCGTACAATTTACACTGTTGCTAAAGTTGGTGCTCAAGTTGGTACTACTACAGCAGGTACATTCGATTTGGATACAGACTCCAATGGTCGCTGGATGGTTGAAAAGATTAAAGGTTTGGCATTCCAATTGGAACGCGAAGCTAATACAATCGCTAAGACAACTCGCCGCGGTAAAGGTAACGTGATGATCTGTTCATCCGATGTTGCTTCTGCTTTGGCAATGGCTGGTCTTTTAGACTATCAATCTGCTTTGAATAGCCAAGTTAACTTGACTGTTGACGATACAGGTAACACATTTGCTGGTACATTGTTTGGTCGCATCAAAGTTTACATCGATCCATATTTCGCCGCTAACTCCACATCCGAGTTTGCTGTTATGGGTTATAAAGGCTCTAATGCATATGACGCTGGTATTTTCTACTGCCCATATGTTCCTCTACAAATGGTTCGTGCAGTTGATACAAACAACTTCCAACCAAAAATTGGCTTCAAGACTCGTTACGGTCTAGTTGCTAATCCATTTGCTGAAGGTACTACACAAGGCGTTGGCGCGTTGACCGCTAGAGCTAACTTGTACTACCGTGCATTCAAGATTTCGAACTTGATGTAATCGAAACCCCCTGTAAAGGGGTTCTATCGAAACTCCGTTAAGAGAGTTATTTAAAGAGAGGGTCGAAAGACCTTCTCTTTTTTTCGCCTAAATATAGATATGACAGCACTACAAAGAAACCCATCAAATCCAAATTTAATTCATCCAAATAAATTTGAGTTAAATTTTGGTCGACTACCAAACATGCAGTACTTTTGCCAAACGGTAACGGTACCTGGAGTTTCATTGTCGGAAATACCAAAGCCAACACCTTTCGTTGACATGTACATTCCTGGTGAGAAGGCCATCTATGACTTGTTAAACGTAACCTTTATGGTTGACGAAGAACTACAGGCATGGAAAGAAGTACACGATTGGATTCGTGCCATGACATTCCCTAAAGATTACTCTGAGTATCAAAACTTGGCAAACTTGAATCGATATTCAACTTTAGGTAAAACTACAGGTCCTCAATATTCTGATGCAACAATTACCATATTGTCATCATCAAATATTCCATTGTACCGATTTAAATTCTACGAAGTATTCCCAACAAGCATATCTTCATTCGCCATGTCATCTACCGACACGCCAGATAATATCATTACTGCCGATGCCACATTCAGATTTACCTATTACGATATTGACAAACTGTAATTTATAATGTATACTCCTAACTAGGAGGCTCTATGACTAAACTTGAAGAACTGTTGGAGATGTGGCGTAAAGATGCACAGATTGACCGCACACAACCCAACGTTGAACTGATTAATATTCCACAACTACACTCGAAGTACTTGACTATCATGTCCAAGCACAGACTTCTTTCTAAAGAAGCTGAGTTTAAGTTTAACAAATATAAAAAAATAAAGTGGGAATATTATACAGGCAAAATGGATGATGACGAATTAAAAAAATACGGATGGGAACCATTTCCATTTGTACTCAAATCCGACATTACTACATACTTTGATAGTGATGAAGATTTAAACAAACTCTCTGCCAGCAAAATAATGCATGATGAAATAGTTGATGTTTGCCAAAGTATTATGAAGGAACTCAACAGTCGTACATTTCAGTTACGTGACTATATTGCTTGGGAGAGGTTCATACAAGGCATAGGTTAATGGCAGATTTGATATTAAAAAAACTTAATGAAGCTTACATTAGGTTTGAATGTGAACGTAATGTTGCACAAGAGCTGAGTGACTTCTTCACGTTTTATGTTCCTGGTTATCAATTTACTCCTGCATACAAGTCACGGGTATGGGATGGTCGCATACGTTTGGCTGACCTAAGAAACTTCACCATCTATCATGGTCTTGTTCCTTACATTGAAACATTTTGTAAAGAACGTGATTACACATTAGAGATTGATTCTGAAATTTCAGCTGCAGAGAATTACTCGTTAGCTGAAGCTGAACAATTCATCTCAACATTAAATATACCACTTGAAGTAAGAGACTATCAACTAAAGTCATTCGTACATGCAGTTCGCAACAAACGTATTCTTCTACTGTCTCCTACTGCATCTGGTAAGTCTTTAATCATCTATCTTATCATTCGCCATTTGCAAATAGAGAATAGAAAAGGTCTGTTAATTGTACCTACAACTTCTTTAGTTGAACAGATGTATAAAGACTTTGCAGACTATGGTTATGATTCTGACCAATACTGCCATCGCCAATATTCTGGTAAAGAGAAACACACAAACATGTTTCTAACTATTACTACATGGCAATCAATCTATAAAAACGACAAAGAGTACTTTGAACAATTTGACTTTGTTCTTGGTGATGAAGCACATCAATTCAAGGCCAAATCGTTGACAACTATTCT